GTATAAATTTTGGTCAGCAATCTTCTTAGCAAAATATGGGTCTAATTCCACCCATTTTTTGGCAACTTTTGGAGGGTAGTCAGAATAATTTACAACATAATCTGATTGAGCTCTTGTTGGGTGAAATTTTTTATGGGTTTCTTTCTGTAATTTTAATTTTAGGATATAGTTATTTCCCCCTGAATAATTTTCAAGTATTTGTATTGCCCGTTGTTCTATAGATACGATTTTGTTTTCCAAAACTAATTCTTTGTTTAAAAAATAATAAATATTAAGATATTTATCAATATGTCTAGCAATAATATTCCAATAACCCGTTTGGGTAAATTTTTCGGTGGTGAAGATTTCAATCTTGATTTAAATATGGGTGAAGAATGGCTTCACGGTGATATGAATTTTACATTGGTATTATATCGTGTTGACAGAATTAAAACTAAGACAGATGACGTATATGGTGAATCAATTTCAGATGGAATAATCTTTTTACCACCTATTGAATTTAAAGGTTATGTTCAAATATTGGCACCTGAAAATAAAACAATTGGGACATCAAAAGTTGACCAATTCGAACCTGGTAATCTTAAAGTTGGTGTTTATCAACATCATTTAGACGAGTTAGGAATTGACATTAGTTTTGGGGATTACATTGGATATTATGAAACAGAAACTAAAGTTAGATATTACACGGTCAATAATGATGGTAGGGTTGTGTCTGACAATAAACATAATTATGCAGGAACAAGACCTTACTATAGAAGTATTGGGGCGTCCCCAGTTACTGATAACGAATTTAGAGGGTTATGAAAATTGTTATAACTGAACGTCAATTTAAATTAATTGAAAGTATCATCGAGAATGAAGTTTTTTGTGCCGGCCGTAATTGTAATTGGAATTGGTCTTTGAAAGATGAGGAAGGTAAACCTGACCAATACATATGTCATAAATGTGGTCACGATAACACACCTAAAAAATAATAAAAATGGGATTACCAAAAAAAAGTAATATTAAAAAACATATTCCATTGACGGAATCTAAAACACTTTTACCGAGAAGGTACGAGTTATTAGATAAAATCAACAAAGATGGGACGTACCTACCAAAGTCGTTATTACACGCCGATTTGGATGGTGGTTTTTTAAGTTTTGTTAAGAATGATTTACAAACAATCGTTGATGGTAAAAAAATCCCAATGGTTGATATTTTAATTACAACTCAAAATTGGTCACAATTTATTGAGACTTGGAATTTCCAAAACATTGATAAAAACGCTGAACCCCCATTTATTACGGTGGTTAGAATGCCCGAAGTTAAATTTGGGACAAATCCTGCAGTAGTTTACAATATTCCAAATAGACGACAATACTTTTATGCTCAAGTACCAACTTGGGATGGGCAAAGAAATGGGACGGACATTTACAAAATACCACAACCAATACCTGTTGATATTACATACCAAGTTAAAATTGTGTGTAATCGGATGAGAGAATTAAACGAGTTCAATAAAATTGTATTGGGTAAATTCGCATCAAAACAAGCCTACGCAAATATTAAAGGTCATTATATCCCTATCGTCCAAGGTAATATCTCTGATGAATCTGTTAATGATTTAGAAAAAAGACGTTACTATATCCAAACATACGAATTTACAATGTTAGGATTTTTAATTGATGAAGATGAATTTGAGGTTTCACCAGCAATCAGTCGAGTGTTACAGGTTTATGAATTACAAACAAATAAAGAAAGAAAAGGAAATAAACCAAATTTAAATCCAAGTAGTTTAAATTCGGATATTTTATTTGTTGTTGGTAATGACACTATTTCTCAATTATTCGAATATACCGTTAATTTAAACATTGGTGAAACTCAAAATATTGAAGGTTATGATGTGTTCATTAATAACCAATATGTTGGGGGTGATATTAGTGAAATACAAATTAATACTAATGACGTTCTAAAAATTATCGCAATAAAAAAGAACGACGCCAATGAGGCATTAATAACTCTTAATAATCAGTTACTTTAATCTTCACCGTAAATATCTTTCTTTTCTTTACACTTTTCAACAATTAACTTTTCCAAAAATCGGTATATTTTAATACCCCTTTTATCACAGTAATTTTTTAAAATTTCGTGTACTTCTTCCGATATCTTTAGATTTTTAATCTTCTTATTGTCCTCTGCCATAGTAGAAAAAAGGTAGAAAATAATCTACCTAAAATATAAATACCTCGTAGGAAGTAAAGTATTTTGGTTTTTTTCTGAATATTTATCAAATAAAAATAAATCTTTTTAGAAAAACAAAAAAATAATGGCAACAAACAGTAAAGTATTTGTTTCACCGGGAGTTTACACTTCAGAAGTTGATTTGAGTTTCGTAGCACAAAGTGTAGGGGTAACTACATTGGGTATCGTTGGGGAGACGTTAAAAGGTCCCGCATTCGAACCAATCTTTATCCGTAATTTTGACGAGTTCTCAACATTCTTCGGAGGTAATTCACCTGAGAAATTTGTAAATACACAAATCCCTAAATATGAGGCATCATATATCGCTAAATCTTATTTACAACAATCAAATCAATTGTTCGTAACTAGAATCTTAGGACTTTCTGGTTATGACGCGGGTCCATCTTGGTCAATAACTACCAAAGCGAATGTAAACCCAACAACAATTCAGTTTTATTGTTTAAGTGCGGTTACCGCAAATTGTATTTCAGAATGTGTTGAATATTATGAAGTTGATTTTGAAATTCCATTTACAGGTTGTACTAACAGTCCTACTAGTGTTGGATTCACAACAACTGATGTCCCTCAAGCACTTTTAAACAAATTAAATTTACCATACGAAAATTTTGATGGTAGTATTAGTAGCATTAATGAAAAAATGAAGGCTCAAGTTTTTGACACTCTTTTAGATAACGCTAAAGAGGCTACTTCAGTATATTATTATGGTGCGGTTCCTGGACTTTATTACGACGATAATACAACACTAGGTTACACGGGAAGAACAAACGTTTTTCAAACTGATACAATGAATAGCGATACTATCAATTATTCAGCTCCGTCTAATGATTCTTGGTATTACGCATTATTTGATAACTTAGGTGGTGGTTTATACACGGGTTCTTCTTTCTATACAACAGTTACAGGATTAACTCAAACGTCATCCCTTTCTAATTGTGCATCATTTTACAATTATTCTGTTAAGGGTAACGTTTTAACCTCAAGTTTAAATGCCGCAGGTTCAAGTTATGTTAACGGAACTAATGTTGCAACAACAGGTGGTACAGGGACTGGATTAACAGTTAACGTTGCAGTTAATAGTAGTAATGTAGTAACGGGTGTAACAATTAATCAAGCAGGTACAGGTTATTTAGTTGGTGATGTAGTAACAATCGCTCAAGGTGGTTCAGCATTAAACGCAACTATCAACATATTAACTATCGGTACTTGTACAGGTAACATTAATTATAACACTAACACGATTTATGTGTATGTACCATCAAATGTTGATACGACAAAAGTAATTTCAACATTTAGTGCTTGTACTACAGATGTGAAAATTAGTTCAGTATCACAAGTTAGTAATGACACTGTAAATGATTTCACAACTTGTTTAGTTTATACTTTAGTTTCCGATGACAATACAGTAACAACAAATTGGACTGTATGTGTTAGTAACGATAACCCTTGTGACCCTGCAACGACAGGTAATACAGGAACAATGAATGTTGGTTCGACAACAACTTGTTATTCGGGTTCATTAGTAGGGACATTTTTTGTTTTAGATGGGGAACCATTTTTAGATTATGACAATTTAGTTATTGCAACTTTACGTTCAAGAGGTTTAGCTGATTATTCAAGTCAAAATGGTCCTGTTTATGAAGTATCAGGTTTAACACAAGTTAGTTTAAACACTTCAGGTGTTTATTCAGGGGTAACTAAAAACCCATATTCAACATTTGTAATTAACGCAACGGGTAGAACAGGAACTCAGTTCTCATTTGAAACATCATTATCTAACTCAGATTCAAAATATATCAGTAAAGTGTTAGGTTCAACTAATTTTACTAAAGATAGAAATTCTGTTCCTTTATTCGTAGAAGAAAAATATCAATCATTATTAAATTACGCTTGGAGAAAAGGATTTATTAGAGGTTTAAACTCAACAGTTGAGGCATACCCTGACGCTAGACAAGGTGCTGACCCAACATCATTAGGTTTTTATTTAGAGAAATACCAATCACCAACATCCCCTTGGGTTGTATCTGAATTAAGAGGAACGGAAGTTTATCGTTTATTCAAATTTACAACAATAGCTGATGGTGACGCTGCAAACACTGACGTTAAAATATCAATCGCTAATATTTCATTTGGAAATGGTACTTTTGATGTGTTAGTTAGAGATTATTATGATTCTGATTCAGCTCCGGTTGTTATCGAGAAATTTACTAATTGTTCTATGGATGCTAATCAAAATAACTTCATCGCGAAAAAAATCGGTACATCTGATGGTGAATTCGAATTGAATTCTAAATACGTGATGTTAGAAATGAATGAAAACGCACCGATAGACGCATTACCTTGTGGTTTTGAAGGTTACGACACAAGAACTTACACAGGAGTTCGTTCACCATTCCCTGTTTATAAAACTAAATACGATTATCCAGGTGAAGTTATTTATAACCCACCATTCGGATTATCTTCAGGTGCGGATGACGCAATTAGAAGTAATGGTGATAATGTTCGTAGAACTTATTTAGGTGTTTCTGACACTATTGGTTATGATGTTGATTTCACGGCTTACAAAGGTAAACAATTACCATTGGATGTTTGTACTCAAAGTACAGGAGCTTTGTGGGATACTAAAACTAAAGGTTTCCATATGGATAACAGAGCGTCTGGCATAACAATTAACAATACTTTCTACCAAAAAGAATTTAATGTTGAAGAAAACAAATATGTTTTATCGGCAATAACAAGTGCAACAACTGCGTTCTTCGTAGGTTCAGATAACTTTAGTTCTGACCCTCAAAACGAATCTAACCCATACTATAGACTTTACGCTCGTAAATTCTCATTCATAGTACAAGGTGGTTTTGATGGATGGGACATTTATAGAGAATCAAGAACAAATACTGACAGATTCGTATTAGGTAGACCAGGTTATTTAAAAGGGGCTTGTCCTTCAGTTAAATACCCAACGGCTACAGGATGGGGAGCGTTTAAACAAATCACAGTTGGTGACAATACTCAAGATTGGGGTAATACCGATTATTACGCTTATTTATTGGGTCAAAGAACTTTCTCAAACCCTGAAGCGGTTAATATTAACGTATTCGTTACTCCGGGTGTTGATTATGTTAATCATTCAGATATCGTTGAAAGTGCAATTGATATGGTTGAAAACGATAGAGCGGATTCAGTTTATATCTGTACAACACCTGATTATAATATGTTTACATCAACAACAGGTGACCAATTAGATATGGTTTACCCTCAAGAGGCGGTTGACAACTTAGAAACTACAGGAATAGACTCTAACTACACCGCAACTTATTACCCTTGGGTATTAACAAGAGATAGTGTTAACAATACACAAATCTACTTACCACCAACTGCGGAGGTGACGAGAAACTTGGCATTGACCGATAACATCGCATTCCCTTGGTTCGCGGCGGCAGGTTACACAAGAGGTATCGTAAACGCTATCAAAGCACGTAAAAAATTAACTCAAGAAGATAGAGACGTTCTATACAAAGGTAGAATCAATCCAATCGCAACTTTCTCAGATGTGGGAACAGTTATTTGGGGTAATAAAACTCTACAAGTTAGAGAGTCTGCGTTAGATAGAATAAACGTTAGAAGATTGTTATTACAAGCTCGTAAATTAATTTCAGCGGTTTCAGTGAGATTGTTGTTTGAACAAAACGACCAAAAAGTAAGACAAGATTTCTTAGATGCGGTTAATCCAATCTTAGACTCAATCAGAAGAGATAGAGGTCTATATGATTTCCGAGTAACAGTTTCTTCAGATGCTGCTGACTTAGATAGAAATCAAATGACAGGTAAGATTTACATCAAACCAACTAAAGCGTTAGAATTTATAGACATCACATTCTATATCACTCCAACGGGAGCATCTTTCGAGAATATTTAAAAAAACAAAACAAGTCGGTATTTATAATATCGGCTTGTTTTTTAGCCTATTAAAATAACATATGAAAAAATATAACAATTTGAGAGAAGGTCTTGATGAGACCGGAACCCCCGATATGAAATATTATGCGTTTGATTGGGATGATAATATTCTGTATATGCCGACCAAAATAATATTAAAGGATGACAAAGATAATGAAATACCAATGTCAACTGAAGATTTTGCAGAATATAGAATGAATATCGGTAAAGAACCTTTCGAATATGAAGGTCATCAAATTGTTGGTTTTGCCGATACACCATTTAGATATTTTTCAACAACAGGTGATAAAAATTTCATAGTTGATTCTATGAACGCTAATGTTGGACCGGCTTGGTCTGATTTTGTTGAGGCGATTAATAACGGGTCAATATTTTCAATTGTAACGGCTAGAGGTCACACACCTTCAGTTATGAAAGATGCGGTTTACAATTTAATAGTAACAAATTATAATGGTATTGATTCTGAAGAATTAGTTAGAAATTTAGAAAAATATAGAGATTTGGCGGATGAAGAACAATTATCTAAAAAAGAATTGATTGACGAGTATTTAAACCTTTGTAAATTCTATCCGGTAACTTATGGTGAAGGTTCAGCGGCTAACCCTGAAGAAGGTAAGATTAAAGCGTTAAAAGAGTTTGTGAGTCACGTAAAACATCTTTCTAGTTTTATTAAAAAGCAAGCATTCTTAAAGAAAAAAATTGCAAATAACGAACCACAAATTGGATTTTCAGATGATGATATAAGAAACGTGGAAAAAGTTAAAGGACATTTTGAAAATGAACCAGATAATATTATAAAGACCTATTCAACTGCAGGAGGAATAAAGAAAAGATATTAAATAAATAGAATAAAATTAAACTAGTTAATAAATAATAAAATTAATATAAAAATTATTTAAACTAGATATTTATTACTAGAAAGATATTTTAAAAATAATTAGAAGTAAATAGAAAAATCTTTCAAGAGATATTTATTAAATAAAAATAAACTTAAAAAGACAAAAAAAAAATAAGATGGCTGATTTATTAATGAAAATGCCCATACCATATGAACCGAAAAGACAAAATAGGTTTATTATGAGATTCCCTTCAAGCCTTGGAATTAATGAATGGTTTGTTGAGACGGCGTCAAGACCACACATAACTATTAACCCGGTTGAGGTTCAGTTCTTAAATACGTCAACTTATGTTGCTGGACGTTTTACTTGGGGAACTATTAACGTTAAGTTCCGTGACCCAATCGGACCTTCCGCATCACAAGCATTAATGGAATGGGTTCGTTTATGTGCGGAGTCTGTTACAGGACGTATGGGATATGCTGCAGGTTACAAGAAAAATGTTGACTTGGAAATGTTAGACCCAACAGGTGTTGTTGTTGAAAAATGGATTTTAGAAGGTACTTGGTTATCTGACGTGAATTTTGATTCATTGGCTTATAACTCTGACGCTATCGCATCTATTACTGCGACACTTAGACCTGACCGTTGTGTTTTAGTTTACTAAAAACATTTCAAATATAATACTATTAATCCACATATTAAACTATGTGGATTTTTTTGTGTTAATTATTTAGTAAAAACTAATGTAAACTATATTTTTATAAAAAACAAGTAAAATATGGATGCAGATTTATTAAAGGCAGGTACTGA